ACCTCCGGTTTATATATTCCAAAGGTTTTATCTCTAAATCTGATCCCCCAAAAATGGCACCTTGGATTTTCTATTCTAAAATATTGGCAAAAAAAGGGGATACTTTATTTTCGTTTTTCTTGGCACGGGACTTTTGTAAAAAAAAAGTTTTTGCCCGTAGATTTTTTTTTTGAGTTCGGATTTTTCATTTTGTGACGATATATCGTCATGGGTAAAATATTATGAGCATAATGGTAACCATATTTTAATTATGAATTGTCGTGATTGCTAGGGTTATCGTCACAAAAACGTCGGGTTCGCTCAATAAAAATTGAACAACTTAAAGAAAATAATATGGATTATACAAGTAAACTACGGAAATGCGTCAATTGATTGAGAATGTTTGCGTAATGATTGCATCGAATTTGAACACTTCTATCGTCCTTCTTCGAAAAAAAGAAGTTATTCAGTGGTTATTTGGAGACCTTTCATTTCTGCCAGAGATTGAAAAAAAGAACAAGACTTCGGATGAAAAAGTATACAAAGTGCTTGAAGACAAATGGGGTCAGGAAATGCTGAAGATTCGCCGTCCAGATTTGAAGTTGGATAAACAGTGGACAAACAAGTTTGGGGAGCATATATGTGAAGAACTGTTCTGTTTACTTGGGAAGAGTGTTACAAAACCTGTAAACAAACATCATTATCAACCAGACGCTGAAGTTGATGATGCTATATTGGAAGCGAAAGCACAAACATTTTATACATCTGGAACTGCCGGAGAAAAAATTCTTGGTTCGCCTTTCAAATATGCCGATGTGCCGGAATTGTATGGTAAGCCACTGAAGATTGTTTGTATTGGAGGTGCAGAAAAAGTATGTCGAGAGAGTTATGGTAACCTTCCAGGCGAAAAATCAACCGTGAAAAAAAAGAAAATATTGGATTTTTTCCGCGGAATCGGAGTTGAATATGTTGGTGCAACCGATATTCTCAGTTCGCTGGTTCCTCAACCAGCTGACCATATTAGTTCGTAATGAGAACCTCGTTTGCACGAGATTCGGGTTCTTTCGAATGAATCGAACGACGACAACTGATGACTTTGGTAGTATATAACGGTTCTGGAAATGCGGTCTTTACAAGCGATACATCCGCATTACTCATAAGCATATTTACCTTTTTATTCTTCAATTCTGAACATAGAGTAAATAGTGTGTTGTGATTATCGAGACCAAATCCGTCTGACGTATAAGATACAAACGATGTGCTGTTTTCTGGAGCATAAGGCGGGTCAAGATACATGAAGTCGCTGGTCTGAACTCGTGCGAATGCTTCGGAAAATGGACAGTCTATAAATATGACGTCTTTGATGAGTTCGGAAATACGCATGATGTGTTCTTCGTCCATAATCGATGGATTTTTATAGTTCCCAAATGGAACGTTGAAACCTCGTGGTCCTTCACGGTATACTCCCCGAAAGCATGTTTTATTCATAAATAAAAGCATTGCAGATGCTTGGATGGATTGTCGTTCTGTCGGAGGGATAACATTGAATCTATGCCGAATCCAAAAATAGTATGATTCCGGTGACGTTTTTGCTTGTTCTAGTGTAAATGCATTTCGATTGATTTGTTGGTTTTCTTTTTCACATGTTGCATATTCTTCTATTAATGTCTTTACTTCGGCGATGAGTGCAACGGGATTAGATTGAATATTTCGATAGAGACCAATTAAATTTGAGTTCAAATCACTTGCGTATATTTTGCCGGTTATTATAATTTTTCCTTTACATTTCTTCGAAAGAAGAGCCAAAAGAACGCTACCTCCTCCTAAGAATGGTTCATGATAGTTATTCATCGTTATCGGGAAACGTTCGATGATTTCGTGGATGATTTGCGTTTTTCCACCAACCCATTTCAGGAACGGTTTTTCTATTATATCGGTTTGATGTTTGGTAGTATCGTTAGAAGCCATAGTTCTAGTTCTGTATATATAATTTTTACTATAAGTTCTTTTCAATTTTATAGAAGTGAATACGTAATTCTTCCTTTTTCGCCGAAAATATTCCGTTCGAAATTGGTTCATTTCAAAAGTTTCAATTCCAACCGGTCAGATATTCATGTTTCAAAGATAAAACTGCCGAAAATATTCCGTTGAAAACAGAAAAATCCATAACAAATAATTACCATTTTTTACCCTATATTTTTGGACATTTTTTTGTCCGCCAAAAATGTCCATTTTGGCCTTTGTGCGTGGGAGTTTTAAAATATGAAATGCAAAACATCGATTTTTGTATTTGTCACCATTATGCTCTCAAAACGCATTTTTGCCATTAAAAACCTGTGACTGATAATTTTCGAGGGTCGGCGGAGGCGTTTGAAATTGAGGGTTAAAAACGGACATTTATGTAAACCGAAAGTATATAAATAAGATTCTATAAGATTCTATAAGATTCTATAAGATTCTATAAGATTGTAGCATTTACAAAGTATGCCGAAAAGAGATATCAACTATTCCAATACTATTATTTATAAAATTGTGTGTAATGACCCAACCGTCACTGATGTCTATGTAGGACACACAACAAACTTTGTCCAAAGAAAATATGCTCATAAGATAGCATGTAATAATAGTAATTCAGTCAATCATAATTGTAAGGTATATCAAGTAATACGAAATAACGGCGGATGGAATAACTGGAAAATTGTAATAGTTGATTGTATCAAGTGTTATGACCATTATGAAGCGAGAAAGAAAGAACAAGAATACTTTGTATTATTAAATGCAACGTTGAATAGTATAGAACCGTTGCCTCAACACCGAATGAAGCCAACGTATTCTACGTTAATTAACAAAAAAAATGTTACAAATATAACGAGTTTCCGTTTCTATTGTGAAAAGTGTAACTTCAAATGCACCAAACAAAGTATTTATAATACACATTTGGATACAGCCAAACATAAGCGAAACAGTAATACTCATACTTCTCTGGATATAACAGACCCTGATTTTTCAGTTCTACCTGTCCAACACGACACAGGATATATATGTTCATACTGTCCTAAATCATATAAATACCATTCAGGCTTATGGCGACATAAATCAATATGTAGTAAAAACAATGAACATACAATCAATAACGTTGATAGTGATACTTACTCAGATAATGAAACAACACTAGATGAAATTTCCCAAACCGAAAATGTTATCATACGTAAAATAAAAAAGAAAGAAGAAATAACAAACAAAAAACTTAAACACCTTACTGATGAAAATCGTGAAATAAAAATGCAAATGAAGATGATGTTACAGTTGATGACTACAAATAGCCAATTTCAATCACATATGATGGAACTAATCAAGACACAAGTTACAAGTATCTCACATCCACCAACACAGCAACCGTCAGAGCAACCGTCACAGCAACCGTAACAGCAACCGATGGAAAGAAAGACGGGAATATCGGGTGATACATAAAGTCGCCAAACATGTGGTGATTGAAAAGAACAGAGACACGTCATTGCAAATCGAAGAAGTATAAATATGTTATATCGGTTCTTTACAAAGGTTTCAATTTTGAAAATCATGAAAGCAAAGCATTGTTTTGTTATTGCGAATATTATGCTATCAAACACTTTTCAGAAGAGGCGGTATGAAACATAAAGTTGGAATCTTTGATTTACGAACGACATACAACACAAATCAATATAATTATATAGGATTATATATAATTATATAACATTATAGCAGTTACAAAGTATGCCCAAAAGAGCAATAGATTACTCCAATACTATTTTTTATAAAATTGTGTGTAATGATACATCCGTTACTGATGTCTATGTAGGACACACAACAAACTTTGTCCAGAGGAAATATGCTCATAAGATTGCGTGTAATAACAGTAAGTCGGATAGCTATAATTCTAAGGTATATCAAGTAATACGAAGTAATGGTGGATGGGATAATTGGCACATTGTAATAATTGATTGTATCAAGTGTATTAACCTTTATGAAGCGAGAAAGAAAGAACAAGAATACTTTGTATTATTAAATGCAAATTTGAATAGTATAGAACCGCTGCCTCAACACAAACAAACACCAACGCAGTTTGATTCGTTAAGTAACCAACAAAACGTTATGGATATCACTGATTGCAATTTATATCGTAAAAAGAGCGAAACCTTAAAAAGCAAGAAAAATGATGATAGTTGTTATAAGTGTTCAATTTGCGACTTTGTATGCTGTTATAAAAGTAACTATGAAACACATCTCTTGACACATAAACATCAGACCATGGTACAAAATGAGGAGTTATTACAAGGGCACGCATGTCCCGCAGATAATACATCTGACTCTGTAATAACGGATACCACGAGTAATATTTGTAAATACTGTAAAAAAAGTTATCTTCATCCTGCGGGTTTAAGTCGTCATAAGAAAACATGTTCTAAAATCCCAATCAATCAACCCTCTACAATAAGACGTGACGAATACGATAAACTACTTGGATTACTTCAACAAATTAGTAGTAGTCGTGATTCTATGAAAAACAATAGCGAATTACCCGATTCCACTTCAACAGATGAGAATATAAAGGTAAGTATGACTGATTTTCAAAATACAGTTGTCAATACTACAAAATGTATGAAAGATATGTTGTTGATAATGATGACTAGTACGCAACTACAAAATAAAATGATGGAAATTACAAAGCAAAATAACGAACAACCACTATCATCATTATATAGTCATAGTCATTTCGGTGTTGCACATAATAGTGAACACTCTACAATAAATAATAGTATAATTACTACCAATAGTAACAATAACAATAACACGTTCAATATGAATCTATTCCTCAATGAGAAATGTAAATATGCGATGAATATGAAAGACTTCGTGAACTCCATTCAACTTAATTTGACTGATTTGGAAAATCTGGGACGGCTAGGTTACGTGGAGGGCATGTCAAACATATTGATAGACAACCTGAAGAAAACGGATGTGTATAAGCGACCGGTTCATTGCAGTGATGTAAAACGAGAGACCTTATATGTGAAAGATAACAACCAGTGGGAGCGTGACGGCCCTGACCACGCGAAAATGACAAACGCGGTTCTTGCCGTAGAACAGAAGAACGTGGCCCTACTAAATGAATGGGCAAAAGCCAATCCGCGATGTATGAATAGTGATACTCGAGAAAATGATAAATACTTTAAGTTATCGAAAGCTGTCACTGATGGGGATGCGGACGGGAATATCGCTAAGGTAATACATAAAGTAGCCAAGAGTGTAACAATAGAAAAGGACCGAGACGCGTCGTTGCAAATCGAAGAACCATAAAATACATAACATACATAAAAACAATATTGTAGTTACTCTAAAAACACAATGTCAGAAGAAACCACTAAAGTAGTGATTCCCAAAGAAACAGTCACACGTCTACTTCGTGATATTCGCGATGCAGTAACGGATACAACATTGGGTGAATGCGGAATTATTTATCGTCATAGCGAAAAAGATATACTTACAGGTTATGCGTGTATAGTAGGTCCAAGTGATTCACTCTATTTTGGCGGGTACTACTTCTTTCTCTTTAAGTTCCCTACGAATTACCCACATTCACCACCAGTCGTGAGTTTTATTACAAATACTGGAAATATACGATTTCACCCTAATTTTTACGCAAATAAAAAGGTGTGCGTTTCGATTGTGAATACATGGCGTGGTGAGCAATGGTCGGGATGTCAGAATATTCGGTCAGTGCTAATGACCTTTCAATCATTGTTGGACAAAAAACCACTTCTTCATGAACCAGGTATTCGCGAAGGTCATAGCGATTTTATTCCGTATCATCGTATGGTTGAATATTATAATTATAAGTTCGCGTGTTTAACGTTATTGTCGGATTTGTCGACCCATGTTCCAATTGAATCTGTCCTTATTCCGGAGTTTCAGGAGTTTATGAAAACGAGATTTCGAGAGAATAGAGTGCGTGTTCGAGAGATTCTTATGGAACGTGTACGGCAATATCCGGAACGCATGTCTATATCCGTTGGACTATATGGTGGTATTCATACTCATATTTCATACGACACGATTATGTTACATTATGAACTGGTTGATAAGGAATATACGGATGGAGCCCAACAAGCAACCCAGTAAGTATTATAATAACATCAATGAAACTTAAATTGAAATTAAATGTATGTATATACAATATATAATATACATCTTAGTGTGTTATTGAAATTTAAGGGGAAAACATGCATTTCTGTTCTACGTGCTCCAACATGTATTATATCAGTATTACTCCAGAAAATGAACTGCAGTATTACTGTCGGAATTGCGGACATATCGACAATTCAATTGCTGCTGATAATATATGCGTATCAAAGATAAACGTGAAGCATACAACGACTCCACAGTCGTTTTCTCAGGTCGTGAATAAATACACGAAGTTTGACCCGACACTACCACGAATTAATACGATTCGTTGTCCAAACGATGAATGTCCAAGTAATAAAATAGTAGAGTCTGCGGAGGCAGCCGCCGGTGCGAAACATAAGTCACAGAATGAAATTATCTATGTGCGATATGATGACACGAATCTCAAATATGTGTATTTATGTGCGAAATGCGATAAAGTATGGAATACCGAACAACAATAAATTGAAACATAATAAAGTGTTAAGCATATATATATACACTTTATCATGTCAAGTGGTAATATTCCAAGTTTGCCAAAAAAACAAGGACGCAATGCCGATGATTCAGAGAACGAAGAAGAGCCTACATTACAAGAAGAAGATTCAGGTGCTGAATCTAGTGGAGATGATATCATATCAAACGCTAGTGACAGCGAAGATGATTCTTCAGCAGGAGCAGATACCTCAGATATGAGTGAAGATGATGATGCTGGAGGTGAACGTGGTGAAGAAGGTGCTGATAGCAGCTCAGATGAGCGAGGTGGCGACGGCAGGGGCGGACTGGATGATGGCGGTGGAGAGGCAGCAGATGAAGAGGAATCCACAGCAAAAAAAAACAAAAAAAAACGCGTAACATCATCTGGGCGTAAAAAGAACCCAGAAGATGATATGACATTACTCGGTGTTCCTCATGGCATATATTTTGACGACGACGATGACGACGACGATGACTCGGAAGATGACAAGGATAGCAGTGAGTATTTTCAGAAACTCAAGTCTACCGTCCGTGAAAGTTTTGTCCATACCTATCACCCTGAGTCGTTATCACACAATTATGATGAAATTCAAACACTTGCACGTGTAGTTCGAAATAATGCAGGGGTCATCATTGATGATTTACATCGAACGATACCAATCATGACGAAGTATGAAAAGACGCGGATTCTTGGTCAGCGAGCAAAACAAATCAATGAAGGAGCCCCTGCGTTTATCAAAATCGATTCCACGGTGATTGATGGTTACTTGATTGCGGTGAAAGAACTCGAACAAAAGAAAACTCCATTTATTATTCGACGCCCCTTACCGAATGGCGGTTCTGAATATTGGCGTGTTCAGGATTTAGAAATATTGTAATTATTGTATATAATACGTATGGCATGCATAAGGCAAAAATAATGTACGATTGTGTGATTGAATCCGCTGAGATAAATCAAGTTGTGTAGGTTCGCTACCCATTCCCATTCC